CACAGTTTCAGCAGGCTTGCAAGGCGTGGAATTTGCGACAGCAGACGAGTTGGTCAATGCCCTACATCAACAGGGCGGCGGAAAAAGAGCCGCATCAGATAAGCAAAAGAAGTTCCTGCACAGCCTCATCTTGAAGTTGCCAAAGGCACAGCAAGCCGCCTACATTGAGAGGGCGAAGGAGGGCGATGCACAGACCATTTCAGACATGATCGAGGAGCTCAAAAATGGCTAATACCAAAAACACAGAATACATCAATGGAGCCCTGCTCAGGAATCACAGGCTTAATAAGTCATGGACAATTGGTGACTTAGCAGATAAGGTTGGCGTTGCCGAGAAGTACATGGGGCAGATAGAGCGCGGAAACCACATGGTGCGTGTAAACACGTTGATAAGGTGGTGCAAGGCGCTGGATGTTTCACCAAACAAGGCATTGAGGTGGGAAGATGAATAACAACGTGATTGAGCTGTACCTGTACGTCTTTGCAAATGCCAAAGAGATGAACGAGGGTGAGCCGATATCTATGATTACCATTGACAGCTTCTTTGTACCAGATGTTGGCGATATCATGGAGTTCCATGGTATTGGATACGCTGTACAGAGGAGAACCTTTTGCTTCAATGGTGAAGATTGTGATCCACAGTGGTCGTGTGCATTAGAAGTTTTACCGGTACACTGACATGGCAGAGAACTTAGCATGGATTAAGTTCTTCGTGGGGGACTGGCGTAGGGATCCGAAGGTCGCTATGCTGTCAGCGGCAGGTCGAGGTGCGTGGTTGGAGATGATTCTGACCATGCACGACCTGTCTGACTACAAGGTGGAAGGCACCGTTCGGGAGGTCGCAAGGATGTGCCACCTTGATATGTCGGAGGTCCAGTCAGCCCTGCAGGAACTGGAAAGACACGGCGTTGCTGAGGTAACGTGGCGTAACGATTCCGTTACGGGTGAGGCGATTGTAACAGTCGTGTCACGCCGTCTTGAAAGGGAGGAAAAAACCCGCTCAGATGCACGGGAGCGCCAAAAAAAGTACAGACAGAAAAAGAAGTCACAAGAGAATAACAAAGAACTTCCTTCTGACTCTGACTCTGACTCTGATTCTGACTCTGATAAGAATAAAGAAAAGGTGTACAAGCCGAAGAAGGATCAGGTTGAAGCGATCTACTCAGCCTACCCAAGGAAGATTGGAAAGAAGGCGGCAATGGAGAAGATCCGCATTGCCTTACAGGGACTGCACGAGGAAAAGGGCGATGACAACTTTGCCTACCTGCTTGACAGGACGCGCAAGTTCGCTCAAAGCCCCGCAGGAAAAAGAGGCGAGTTCACACCGCATCCATCAACGTGGTTCAATCAAGGCAGGTACATGGATGACCCGAACGAATGGCATCGAGTAGACACGGAGCAGAAAAAGCCTTATCAATCATATCAGCAACCAATCAGATCGCGTGGGAGGACGGTATTAGGATGATACAGCTACCATTTGACACGAATATGGAAATGCTCGCAATGCAGCGGGGTCAGGAAATGGGTGGTCTTGCAAACTCTATAACCAGCGGATCAGCAAATGCCGCAGCTTTTCTTGGCGAGATGGCATTGGCGTATCACCTCGGCGCTGACATCGTTGACACCTACAACCATGATCTGATTGTAAGATCGGGCGGAAAAAAACACACCATTGAAGTTAAAACAAAGCGCAGGACCGTAGACCCAAAGCCTCACTATGAGGTGTCGGTAGCCAAGACGAGTAGCCATCAGTCTCCAGACTACTATGCGTTTCTTTCCATAACCTTTCTCAAGTTTGATGGCGAAGGCAGAGGCAGGACTTACTACCACCCCCAGAGGATCTGGCTGTGCGGTTATTATCCCGGAGAAAAATACTGGCAGGACGCAGTTCGAATGAACAAGGGGCAAGTGGACCACAGCAATGGCTTTAAAACGCACGTACCGATGTACAACCTGAAAATCTCACAACTGCTACTGTAATGGCTGACTACAAAGAAAAGCTGTGGATGGGGCGGCTAAGAAAAGGATACACGCGCAAAAAACTGGGGAAAATGATTGGCAAGCGTGGTGACTCCATCAAGGACTGGGAGACTGGGCGATTTGCCCCAAGCAACTTTCTTGACTATATTCGGTGGTGCCGTGCGCTTGACATGGACCCGATGAAAACCATAGAGGACGATGAATCACTTTGAAGAGTTCAGAAAAGAGGCAGAGGATATGTGCCAGAGGTTGACCGGAAAAACGGTTGATGAGTGGGACGCTATGTTTGCAAAGCGGCGGGCAAACGGACTGCGGGCAGGAAAACTGTCGCCAAACCGAATCATGGATGATAAAGAGGCGGATGGCTTCATGCGATACTACGGGCTATCTGATGGCGATATTGAGCAGATTCTTTTGAAGAAGTATGATGTCAAGCATCCAATGAAGCCTGACATGTCCAACATGATCATCGTCGTGTGCCGAGATCAGGAGCTGTGGGGCAAATTTGTAGAGAAGCACCAAGAGTCATACCTTGGCCCCATGATGCCGGAGCTACTTGCCGTCATCGCATACCGACCCGTAGCGGATCTAAACAATAGGAGGTTTGAATGAAACTGATGGAGATTGAGAGCGGCAACCCGTTCAAGAACATAGAGCGGCTTCACATCAGCCAAGAGGAATACTTTGCGATTGACGCTTACAGCAGTACGGACCTGCGTACCCTCTACATCGACCGTGGTCAGCCATATGGCATGGCGCAGAAAAAAGCAGGCTCCTATGTAGAGTCTGATGCCATGCTACTCGGCTCCGTCATTGACTGCCTGATCACAGAGCCAAAGGAGTTTGACAATCGCTTTGCCGTATGGACACGAGACATCAACACGCCCAACACACCCCTGCAACAGGCTGTGTGTGATGAGATCATCGCAGGGGTGGACCCTACGGAGGCTCACGCCAATCATTACAAGAATAGCGGGGAGAAAGCAGTAGCCCAGTTCCTTGAGCAGTTTGAGCCGTACTGCACCAATTACAGGCTGATAAACATGGGCGAAGAGAAGAAAAGGCGCATGCTTTCTGCTGATATTGCCGAACGTGCGCGAGAAGCCGTCTCAGCGGCCCGTCAGCACACGCAGTTCGTGGACATAGTCAAGGGTAGCGACAAGCAGGTTGCGTTCGTTGCAGAGGCATTTGGAGTGCAATGGAAGGGCCTGCTGGATTTCTACCGCCCCGGCTACGTCACAGACCTTAAGACAACGGGTGATTTCCTGAGCATCAGGAGCAACTTCAACCGCCGCGCCTATGCTATTCAGATGCGCCTATATGCATGGCTTGCAGAGGCACACACGGCAGAGCATTTCTACATTGAGACGCAGGAGCCGTACAGGACGAAGTTGACCGACGAGCCTACAGACCTCATGAACGAGGAGTTCTGGACCGTAAAAACACTTGAAATGATGCAACGCATCGCCCACCACCACAAGACAGGTGACTGGGTACGAACCATGGAGTACTACCAAAATGGTGGATATGAACGCCTTTAACATGTACCTGAAAGCAGTCCTGATGCTCCTATCCATAGGCGTCATGGCGATCATTCTCATCACATTCGTGCGCGTAGTGTGGATGCTCTCATGGCTCCTCTTTGGGACCGTAGGAGCATACGTGCTGACCGTATCGGCAGTCTTACTAATGGCATACACGATCTATGGCTACCAAGCAGAAGCAACGCGGGAATGACGCTGAGAAGTATGTTGTGGCTACCGCCAAAGAAAAAGGCATTGAGTCAAAACGCGCTTGGGGCAGCGATGGTCGCAGCATGGACTTATCTGCCGCCGATGATGGTCTGATAGGCTGGTATCGCTGGCAGTGCAAGCGGTTCATGCACAAGTATGTGCCTAAGTGGTTTATTACCAATGTGATAGACTACCTCTCCGGCGACATTGACATCGTAACCATCTACGTGGACAAGGCTAAGGGGCATCCAAGGAGGGTTTACGTGGTGCAGGAGCTGGACTCGTGGCTTAACCTAAAGAGAATGGCAACGCTATATGGCAAGCCTGACGATAGAGATGGTGGACGGTCCTCGGAAGGGTGACTCGATCACGCTGAAGAACGCATGGAAGTATCCAGAGGTGCATCTCGCGCCATACAAGGATGAGCATGGCAACATGCAGATAGCAGAATACCGGGCGGTGAGACTGCCCAAAAACCCACTAAAGAAGGAGGCG